GTCGGTGCCGGCCCCGGTGTCGCCGTCGTAGCACACCGCGATCTTGCTGATGGCGTTGCCGCTGGCCGCCGTCCAGGTGACGGTGGGCAGGCTCACGTCGTAGCGGTCGTTGCCGTCGTCGGGCGCCGGCAGCGCAGCGAGTTCGGCGTCGGTGAGGGTCTTGCGGCCCATCGTCGTCTGCTCGTTGGTGGTGCCCGCGATGAGTGCTGTGAGCGTGTCGACGTCGATGAGCGTCGCGTCGGCTTCGAGGCCTGCGGTCTCGATGGGCACGAGGATGAGCGCCGAGGCGGCGGGGTCGTTGCCTTTGACGCGGTTGTAGTACTCGACGATGCGCCCCTTGGCGATGTTGAAAACGATGTTGGCCATTTCATGCCTCTTTCAGAGTTTCAGAAAAAAGGCCACCTTCGCGAGTGGCCCCTCCGTTCTTCGCTGCATGGCCACGCGCGTCAGTCCACCATCGGGCTCGCCCCGCTGTAGCGAGGCCCATACATATCGTAGGTCACGTTGACCCCGCGCGACGCGGTGGCCGCGTGGCCCGTGCCGTCCAGCCGAATGCAGTCGAACCCGCCCGCCACGTCGAGCGCATCGGAATCGACATCGATCACGTACCGCAGGTTCTTGCTGTTCGTCGTGTCGGTGGTGAACGTGTTGCTCGTCACCGCGGTCTCGACCATCGTCTGCGCCGCGCCGACGTCGATGTTGGCCAGCATGCGCGTGAACGCCAGCGCCTTCTCGTTGGTGCCCGCGACGGCCGTGGCCTGCTTGAGCGTGATCGTCGAGCCCGTGACGGTCGTGCCGTTCGCGATGTCCACGGTGATGCGAATCCTGCGGTAGAGTTTCAGCGACACGTACTTCGTGTCGCCGACCGTGGTGGTGAGCAGCAGGTCGGCAGCGGCCTGCACCGAAAAGACTTGCTCGTCGAGCCGAGCGTTGACGGATGCGGTCATGTGATTGACTCCTTACGTGATAGGTGCTGGCGGTCGGATTACCGACCCTCGAGCGTGATGAAGTGCGACAGCGTGGCGCTGCCGTTCTTCCTCGCGATCGCGGCGCTGAGCCACGGCTGGCCGTTGCAGCGCATCACGAAGCGGAATGCCGTGATGCCCTGGTCGAACCAGAGGTGGATCGAGGTGTCGCTGCGCACCGCGCCCTTGACGACGGCGAGGTAGCGCGAGAGGTCGGCCAGGATCACGTCGCCAGCGGTGCCGAGCGCCTGGCAGGCCTCGGTCACGACGATCGGGCGGCCGAGGATCGAGCCGTAGGCGCTCTGCCCGGCCAGTTGCCCCGGCCCCATGTACAGCGCGCCCGCGCCGGCCACCGTGGTCGTGCCATCGGTCACCGGGAAGCCCATCTGCATGATCTGCGGCATGACATCCTGATTGACCAGCCACACGCTGCGCCCGAAGCTGGCGGCGGGCATCCGCGCCATCATCGCCGCCGCGTTCTTCGCGTGGAACGTCGCCGCGACCTGCGAGCCGATCTTGCTGACCTGCACCTTGCAGGGCGCGTTCATGATGCCCAGCGGCTGGCCGACGCCCGTGCCGTTGATGATCGCGTCCGTGACCTTGAAGGCGAGCTTCTCGCCGGCCTTCGCGACCACGTAGGACGACATCGCCGCGGTGTCCTCGATCAGTTCGTCGGTCACCGGGACCAGCGCCGTCAGGCGGTTGAGCTTGAGCGTCAGTTCCTTGAGCGCCGGCTTGCTCTGCGTCATCGCAGCGGCTTCCGTGTCCCAATACGCCAGGATGCCTCCGGTCGTCTGGTGCGCCGTCGTCTCGTCGATCGGGAAGGTGATCGAGTTGCCGCTGACCGTCTGCTGGTCGCAGCGCGCGAGGATCGAGTCCTCGCCGTCGACCAGCTTCATGATCTGGCCGCGCCACTCGGGCGGGACCGCGAAGCCACCGTCCGCGCCGACACCTTCGCTGCCGTAGGTGCTCGCCGCCGCGGCCTGGATCAACCGCTGGTCCATGCTCCCTGGGTTCGTGACCCCCTTGCGCACGGCCGAGCAGAACTCGCCGAAGTTCGAGAAACCCCAGCGCTGGCGCTGCTCGACGGTGGGCATGATGACGTTGCGCAGGCCGTTGTCGGGCTGTGCCCTCGGCATTGCGCCGTCGACCGGATGCACCCCCGGCGAGCCGACCGCGGCCGGCGTCGTGCGCCGCGGCTGCGCCGTGCCCAGGCGCTCCTCCTGCGCCAAGATGCGCTGGCGACGCCCGATGTCCGCCTCGACCAGATCGAACTCCTCCATCACGGCGTCGAGCTCGGTCTGTTCGTCCGCGGTCAGGTCGCGCTTCTCGGCGTCGGCCTGCGCCTGCACGCCCTTGGAAATTTCATGCAGCTCGATGAGCCGCGCCTTGAGCTTGTCGATCTCGTTCATTTGAGATTCCTCTTTCGGTAGGTGAGCTCGCGGCTTAGCGAGCAGGGGTCGGCGTCGCCGCCGTTCTTTGGACCGCCGCAATGCGCGCGGCCTGCTGATCGAGCCGCACGACGTTGATGTCGCGTCGCTTGGCGGTGTTCTCGGCCTGCGCGCGCCTGAGCGCGGCGGGCACGTTGTGGAATCTGGTCAGGTCGTAACTCGCCGCGACGCGCTGCTCCTGCGTGACCGCGTCGGCGAACCCGTACTGCACGGCCTCCGCGGCGGTGAGCCACGTCTCGCTGTCCATCCACGCGTTGAGCGTGCCCAGATCCATGCCGGTGCGCGCCGCGTAGGTGTCCGCGAGGTTGCCCTTGATCTGGTCGAGCAGCGCGGCAGTGCGGCGCATCTCGTTCGCGTCGCCCATCGCCATCGAGTGCGGGTTGTGAATCATCATCATCGAGTTGCCCGCCATGCGGATCTCGTCGCCCGCCATCGCAATCAGGCTGGCGATGCTCGCCGCCAGGCCGTCGACGTCGACCACGATCCGCGCCGGGTGCGCCTTGAGCTGGTTGTAGATCGTCAGCCCGTCGAACACGTTGCCGCCCGGACTGTTGATGCGCAGGTTGATCGTACTGACCTTGCCCAGCCCCGCGAGGTCTTTCTGGAACGACTTCGCCGTGACCCCGTCGGTGAAGAACCCCTCGCCGATCTGGTCGTACAGCCAGATCTCGCCCGTGCTGCCCCGCGCCTTGAACTCGATCGTCATGATGTCCTGCCTCCTCGCACGAACGCCAGGGCGGCCGTGCGGATCGCCGCGTTCGGCCGCTGCTCGTCCTGCTTGTCCTGCTGATCCTCAGCGTCCTGCTCGGGCGCATTGTCCCCCATCGCCGGTGCGGCAGGCGCGCCGGCCTGCGGCGTGCCCTCGATGAGCCGCTCGAGCGTCGTCTGGTTGAGCTGCACCAGATGCTCGTCGCCGTCCTCGCCGATGCCGTTCAAGTCCTCGAGCGCCCGCACCTCGTTGATGGTCATGGCGCCGATCTGCGTCATCGTGCGGTAGAACTCCGCGCGCGACTTCGAGTCGCCCCGCATCAGCCCGTTGACCGCGAGCTTGGTGTAAACCCGCCCCTGCGCGCGCGCGCCGACGAGCTTGAAGTTGACCTCCTGCTCGAGCCGCTGGCACCACGGCACGATCGCGTCCGTCACGAACTCGATGCCCTGGTGCTCGATGTTGTTGTTCGTCGAGCGCGTAAGGTCCGCGATCTTGTGCGGCGGCACGCCGAGCCAGCGCGCGGCCATCGTGATCGTGAGCCCGCGAGACTCGATGAACTGCGCGTCCGTCATCGGCATCCCGAGCGGATGCACCTTCGTCCCGGCCGGCGCGACGCGCACCTTGAACGCCTTGTCCGGCCCCTGGTGCTTGTCGTTGTAGTACGCCTCGGCGAGCGCGACCTGATCGGGACTCATCTGCCCCGGCATCTCGATCACGTTGCCGAACTGCGTGCCGTTGCCGTAGAACGCCTGCGCGAACGAATCCTGCCCGATCCCGAGGCCGATCGAGCGCGCGGCCATGCGCGCGACGCTGTAGCCCGTGATGCCGTCGAACCCGAGCCCGTGCACGTGCAGCACGTCCTCGCTCGCGAGCACGGTGGTTTTCCCGTCGCCGCCCGTCACCCGGTACTGCAACGCCCCGGTGTCCGGGTTCCGCTCGGGCTGCACGCGGTCGGGCGCGAGCAGCCACAGCGCCGCGGGCCGCCCCGCCAAGTCCCAGGCAATCTCGGCATACCCGTTGCCCCAGTTCAGCGCATGCGCGACCAGCGCCTCGCGGAACGAGAACGCTGACATTTCGCCGTTCGGCCGGTTGTTGAGCAACCACGCCAGCTGCGTATCCAGCGGCTCCCGGCCCGCCTCGGTGCGCTGATAGACCCCCCACGGTAGCGACGCGACGGTGCGCGCGATCACGTTGATGCACGCCCACCACTCGCCCAGGCCCAGCGCCGTGTCCTCGTTGACCGTGACGCCCGCCTGCCGCTGCGAGATGAAGAACCGCGACTCACCCGGCCGGAACCTGCCGACCAGCGCCTGCAGCGCCCGCGCGAGGAACGCCGGCATCCTCACGCCACCGCCTCCGCAGGGGCGGCAGGGGCGCGCGACGCCAGGAACGACATGAACGAGCCCATTCCGTTCCCTCCGGGGTTGAGCGCCATCAGCGACACGGCGTTGAACAGCGCCATCAGCGGGTCGATCTTCGCACTGCCCGCGGCCTGCTTGGTGATTTTCACGGCATTGCCGATCGGCTCGACGCGTGCGTTGCCGACGCACCACGCCATGAGCGGCGACCCCGCGTGCGTGAGCGCGCCCTCGGCGAGCTTGCGTTCGGTGGTCTTGATCGCTCCGGTCATCTTCCAGCCCTGGCTGATACCCACCACGCGGTCGGCGGGAATACCCACCGCGTCGAGCGCGTCGAGAACGGCGCCGATCCCCACGGGGTCGACGCCGATCTTGTCGAGCATGCCCGAAGTATGCACTCGCGCGCAGATCGCGGCAACCTCGTCGACGTCCTGCCCGACCCGATCGACGAGCACGAGGTCGCCCTGGGCGGCGAAGTCGGCGAAGCGAGCGGCCTCGGCCTTGTTGCGCTGAAGAACGATCGGGTGTGCCCAGGCGCAGCACCACGCGAGCCACCGCCCTGAGTCGCGCTCGCGGCCGACTACTGCAAACCCGAGCAGGTCGTCGAGCCCGCCGCCGTCGATGCCGACCGTGACGACCTCGCAGCGCGCGAGCAACTCGTCGAGGGTGAGCGCAGGCGTCGCGGCTTGCTCCCAATAATTCGCCCCCGCCCATCTCCCCGCGCCAAGCATCTGACCGATCTGGACGTTGAGGTGCTTGGCCAGGAACCCGCGCATGCTGGCGTCGCCGTCGTTGCGCGCCTTCTCGAGCTCGCGGCGCAGGAACGTGTCGTCGACTGAATAGCCGAGGTTCGGGTTCACGAGCGGGAAGTTCTCGGGCAGCATGGCCGATCCGTCGTCGATCATGTCCTTCGGGAACTCGTAGATCACCGGGACGAACCGGTCGTCCTTGATCGTTCCATCGCGCACGCCGCGTGCGTAATTGAGTTTCTGCAGGAACACCCCGGCCGGCGGGTCATCGCTCTGCGTCGTGAGGTAGATCGTGAACCCTTCGGGGCGGCTCGCCAACCCGCCCGTCGCTTCGCGCAGCATGTTTTCTGCGTTCGGGTCGCGCCCGAACAGCCACAACTCGTCGACCAAAGTGCCGACGGCCTTCTTTCCGCCGACGGTCTG